AGCCAGTAATACCGGCTGCCGCAGCCCCAGCCACTGCTGGTGCAGCAGCTGGTGCCACTGTGCAAGAAGTTTTTGATGAGGTTAAACAAGACATTGCAAGCCCGATAGAAAATCTTACTGTTGAAACAAAGAAGAGTTCGGATAAAATTAGTGGAGCAATTCAAAAACAAATCCTAGAGTTTGATGAATCACTTGCCAATTTCTTTAAGGGACCCAACTTGTTCCAAGGGCCCAATATCTTTCAGGGCCCGATACAGAGTGGAGACAATTATGATATTAAGACTGTTAGGAGGAGGGGGTCCGCTGCAGATGTGGCGCAGGCGGCGGCGGCAAGGGCTGCTGTTGCAGAAGAGACTGTATCTAATTTAACGCCATCCACTGCAACAGTTGAAATGTTGAGAGCAAGGAACGCAACGAAGAAGCTGCGAGAAATGGAGCGCCGTCGCACAGAGAAGGGCATCTCGCCAATGACGGAGAAAGAAATTGCTAGAGCAAAGCAGTTGCTTGGAATACAAGATCAAGTCACCCTGGCTGCAAATCAGATGATTAATCAGATGACGCTTGCGCAGAGAGTGACGGGTCAGTTAAAGGCAAAGAGTGCTTCCGCGTTCAGCAAAATAGCCAGCTCGATTTCTTCAGCAAATCAAGCACTCGTTAAAACCATTCCGGGATTAAGGTCATTTGAAGTTGGTCTCGCTTCAATTGCTGGTTTAGGCGTTTCTAAAGCAATAGGTAATACGGTAAAACAAACTCTGCTTCTGCAAGGGGCGATGCTTAAGGCGGTCGCTGCGGAAGCGAAGCTTTTCGTGTCATCACTCAGCAGAAGTAAGAGCCTTAAGGCATTGTTATTTTTTGCTACCGCTGGATTCTCGGCTCTTGGCAAATCTATTTTTGGAGCAAGTAAGAATTTGATTAGTTTTACAAAACAACAAGGCTTTGCTGGCGGTATAAAGAATGCAGTCGCCAGCCTTACTGGTGGTATTGCAAGAACGGGATTTAGCATCGCAGGTTTAATTATAAAATTTGGCGCTATTGGAATTATAGTGATCCCAATAATTATTATGATCGCCTCATTGTTTAAGCAACTAAAAGGCGGGTTGACAAATATTGAGCCGGTGATGAACAACTTTAGAGCTGCATGGGCAGCAATTAAAGAGGCAATATCTGCAATTGCTTCGCCTTTTAAAGACTTTATTAACTCCCTGATGGGTCTTGATGGTCTTGAAACACAAACTGCAAAAACAGCCGGAGTTTTGTATTCACTATCCCTAGTTGTCTTAAGGATCTCACGAGCTTTTAAGAGTTTCGCTGAAGGCCCGCTGCAGAGCTTTATAGGGAAGATGAGAGAGGCAACTGATAAGAAAACTGTTGGTACATTGATACCGTTCCTTACAAGAATGATAAATAGATTTATTCTTGTATGGGAGGCATTCTCAAGCGGATTCAGGGGGAATACCGATGAGATGAAAGAATCCTTGAAAGCCCTCGGCTACTCCCTGCTGTACGATGTGATTGGATTTGTGCAGGGCGTGACGGAGGCCCTGGCTGTGTCCATGCCTTACCTTGGGAAGCTGTGGGATTTTATCATGGCTGGAATAGTTAAGGCATTCGAGTTTGCAATGATATCTGTTCTATATTTGTTCTCAGCAACTTTGGATGCTATGAAAGATATGTTTGAAAACAGTTGGATTGGCAAGATCTATGGCAAAATGGTTGATGCTACCGAATTTGTCTACAACATTACGAACCCAGACATTCCGGACAATATACTGTACCCAGAGCAGTTGAATGAGATTGCCGAAGCAGAAAAGAATCTTGCTCAGGCTACAACGGATAGCGAAAAGAAAACGGCGCAGGCAAGACTGAAGGGGGCTAAAGATAGACTCGCATCTGTTAAGGGTAATAAAGATTCCCTACAGTCAATAATTGATATAGTTAAAAAATCCAGCGATAAATTAACCAAATCTATTTTTGACGCAGATCTTGGCACAAAGTTTGGAAAATTTGCCCAAGGAGGGCTAAATAGTCTGGCTTCTGTGCTTGCTCAAATGAGAACCGGGATTGCCGGTCTATATGAAAAAGCAACAGGCAAAAATATTGACGTAGCCTTGAGAAAAAGACTTTCTGGCGCTGCGGAGGCTGAGATTATTAAAGCGCTCGCCAAAGCCGCTGCAAAGGCGAATGCCGCTGGCAAGAAGCTCGGTGGTGGGGTGGGGGATGCGATAAATAAGGGCATTGCTTCACTAAAAGAAGATTTTGGTATGAAAGTCTTCTCAAATGCCGACAGCTTAATGGAAAGATTTGTTGAAAACATGAAGACAAATCTTGATAGTCAAAAAGATAAAGCTATAGAAGCTTTTGACCAACAAATTGAGTCAATTGAAGCGCTAGCTGATGCAGAAGAGAGGCTCACTGCAAAGATGGAGTATGAGGAGAGAAGGCGCGAGCTTATCAAGTCAAAGGATCTTGATAGAGAGAACTATTTGCGTGAAAGAAAGGTCGCTGCCTACGAGGGCAGGACAGAAGATGTTCGAGGACTTGACTTGGCATTTAGGAAGAGCTCAAAAGATGCCCAGAAAGAACTATCGGATCTTGATTTAGATCGTAGGAAGGAGCTGCAGGCCGAGCAGCGCGGATTGGCAATTGCAGTAATTAACAAACAGAAAGACGAGCTGACTAAAGAATATGAAAAAATGTTTAAAGAGTTTGAACAACGTTTAGACAGAATTAAAACAAGAGGGTTCTCCACACAGGAAGAGTTTGCGACTCTACTAAAAGATCTGGGCTCCGCTGGCACACAGTTTTCAGGAGAACTTGCCAAGACATTTGAGACATCGATGCTCGCGCTTCCAGCTGCTATTAAGACAGTAACCGATCCGGCAATTGGGATGTTCACAATAGCAATGGATAAACTTATTCTCGAGGCTAAGAATCATTTTGGATCATCTACAGGTGTGCCTGACGTAAATTCGGTACTTGGTGCTGCGTATGCGTTGGTGACTGGATTGCCAAATACATTCAAGCAAGCATTTAATACCACCCTTATTAATACATACGTAACTCCATTTGCAAGTAAGCTTAAATCAGATCTGGCGGCAGTTGTTCCAAAAAATCTTTGGGTTGAAGCTGGAATTGCAGCTGTTAATGAATTAATGAATGAAATGAAGAGGCAGATTCGTGCGAAAATGACGGGCCCCGATAGTATTTGGGAAGAGTTCAAAAAGATATTTGCAGAGCTGGACCCATCTACCATACCTAATTTTGCGGACTTCTTCCCCATGCCAGATCCCGGCGTAGACCCATTTGAGGACCTTAAGAAGCGAATAAAGGAACTAATGGACGATCTAGCCGCATTGAAATCTGAGCTTGTTATAATTGATGACCTTGCCAACAAGGGGGGCGATGAGGAATCTTCTGGTTCGAAATCCCCAGGGGCCGGAGACGACCCTTACGCATTAGCGCCGGGCTTCTTTACCGGCAAGTCAGGTATCGGCGGCGGTCTCCCGGATTTCTCCAAACTGCCAGAGAACTATCGTTATAATGCAAAAACACGTACCATCCAGGTAAAAATAAACGCCATGACGAAAGAGCAATTGGCTGCTCGCGGTATAGATAGCGAGGCTGCCGCACGGATCAGCAAACTCCAGGGTGGTTACGTAGACGAAAGTGCTAGCGTTTTAAAACAGTTCTCCTATGCCGGAAAGCAAGGTGTATTGAAGGGGCTTGTTAAAAATACAGGGATGGAGCTAAACAACTTCGCTAATAAAGGAGTGTTGGCATATCTAATGCCCAATGTGATCCAAGAGGCAGAGGCGACCGGTGAAGATATTGCAAAATCAGTCAAAGGTGGATTCGATACAGAAATAAAAGTTAACCTGCCCATCAAAGAGTTGATTGGCGAATACAATGAAGCATATGGTGACAGTCCTAATCTCGAAATTCCAGGAATTGATGATTGGATAAATAAAAATATTCGTCCAGCAATTAAAAATGCAAAAGAAAAAGGCAAGGAGATTGCTAAATCTCTAAAGGATGGAATCATAGAAGCCTTTGGAAGCCCGTCCGAGTGGGTTGATTTTAAATCCTGGTGGGGTCGATTAATAAGTATTGTTAAAGGAATATTTGGTATTGAATCTCCATCGAAAGTGTTCTTTGGTATTGGCAGAGATATAATGCAGGGTCTGATTAACGGTATTGCAACTCTTTCAGCAACACCAGCAAACATTATTGCAACAGCATTTGGAGGTATTGAAGAAAAAATAAAGGGGATTGCAACCACTGTAACAACAAAATGGTCCACAGAGATTTCTCCGAAACTTGTGGAATGGCGTAATTATGTTACAAATGATCTTTCGACTGCTTTTGTTACTGCAAAAGAAAAATTCGGAGAATTGGCATCTGGGTTTAAGACCGGATATGACAATTATATCTCACCAACAGTTGCTAAGATGAGAGGATTTCTTGAAGGCGAACAGGGGCTTGGTAAGCTTGTTGGCGACTTGAAAGAAGGATTTGGCAAGATACCTTCTTCATTTAATTCTGGATGGAATACTTTTGTTGATAACTGGAACTTAAATGTTGTCGGGGGGCTCGTTAAACAACTGGGTGCAAAAGCAAAAGACGCTCTTGGGTTCGTGGCTGCAAAGCTTAACAAATTCTATAACGGCGGTAAAGTTGGCGCATTTACAGGCAGTGGCCCAACACCAGGGTTCCCGCAACAAGGTGTGCCAGCCCTGCTTCATGGCGGTGAATATGTTCTCAATCATAAAGTTGTGGAAAAGATTGGTCGGGGCCCTCTTGATGAATTAAATAACCTGAGACACGGTGGGTATTATAAGGGCGGGAAGGTGCCTGGCGGCAAGGGCGGCGGGGTTGCACGAACGGCTGATGGTGCCGAGAGGCGGGTGTTGGCAGCGCGAGAGGCAGTTCTTAATTCTAAGAGAACCATAGGTCTAACAGCCGACAGTATGGAGTCAATAATTGGCAAGCAAGTTAAACAAACTTTAGGCATCACGGCTGATAGTGCTGAGAAGAGAATTGGTAGAGTAATTCCGTCCGGTAGCGCAGACTCTGTTGCGACTCAGCGACTTAATGAAAGGGCGGCGGTGACGCCCTACCTTCAGGCGTTAAGTACTCCTGTTATACCAAAAGATACAAGAAGTGGATTTCAAAAGGTGTTAGGCGTTGGTGCAGCGTTCGGCCGGGGTGCACTTGATGTAGCGAATAGTATGGCGGAAAGCATGCAGGCCACATTTGTCAATCCATTTATTAATGCTGGCGGTCAACTTATTGGTAAAAATCCAAATCTTCGCCAGGCTGGGTTGATGGAGACCGTTGTTAATACTGCTGATGTGATAGCGACAGCCCTTACTGCTGGCGGCAGTAAGGCAATTACCACTGGCGGTCAAGTCGGTATAAAAGCAATAATATCTGCACTAGCAAAGGGTTCAGTAGAAACAGTAGCGCAAACAACGGCTAGGAAAGCCCAGGAAGTGGCGACAAAGCAAGCTATAAAGGCTATTGCGAATTCTGGAAGATTATCGCTTGGTCAATCAGCAAGAATCGGTCTTGGAATGACTGGTAAAAATATGGCAAAAAGAACTATTTTTCAAGATGGCATTAAAGGAATACCGAGAAGATTCTGGCAGGAAATAACACCTAGGCCGATACTAAATCTTCCTGCCTACGCCGGTAATAATGTGCCAAAATTTATTGATGCGTTACCGGCTAGTAGCGGGGGCAGAGATACTATTAAGCTGTTTGATGAATTAGATGTGATAGCGGGTGGTAAGTCATTGCTTACTGAATCGCAAAATATTTATGTCCGAAGATTAGCTGCAAAGGCAAGGCTACAAGTCCAGGGTGTAATGCCAAAACTTTTGGATTCTGAAGAAGAAATGATTTTTTGGAATAAGTACATTGATGACATGTTGGGGTTAAAAACTGGCGAAAAATCACGTGCTCGACATGATGCAGAGGGTGATATGATTGCAAATCTTGCTAATAAGATTGCAGAGTCAATGGGTGGGGCGTTGGGTGGTGCTAAAAAACCAATAGACCCAAGAATAATTCCTGAATCAAAAGAAGTTGCTAAGTATACCCAAAATCAATTGGGGTTGGCTAGAAGCATTTCTAAATATTTACGAGATACTCTTCAGGGCTCAGCTCCTGGCTCATCGATACCTAGGGAAGGTGCATATAAAAGTTGGGTAAACCAAGTTGGAAAAGCTATGGGTCTGCGACCGCATAAGAGGGATATAGAGCAACTTTCTGAATTGATTTTGGGTAAAGAGGGGATGCCGTTGCAATCTTTAAAGAAATATCCTAACGCATTTAGTATTAATTTTAAAGACAAGCTGAAATCAATACTCCCCGACATGTCGTCTAGATCTATCCGGAAAAAGCTTTTCGGGGAGAAGCGCGGGTTTTCAAAATTGTTTGGTGGAGCTTCTGATATCGGTAGAAGAATTATAAATATGACCAAAGGGTCCGATCCAGGTCATCTTACTTTACCGGGCGGCCCGGTTGGCCCATCCGCTATAACACCATCAAGAATACTCGAAAATATTGTTGAAGATACTCCTGATGTTGTAAAGATAATTGATTCCATCCCCATATACAATATTGGTCAAAAAGAAGTTGCATTTGGATTACACTCATTCAATAAATTAGACTTTGACACAGCAGGAATAGATTTAATAAGTAAAAATCCATACAAAATAGCTGGCCTTGACCCGAAATCCACTCCTGTACAATTCGCTGTTGACTATGCAAACGCTCATAAAGCACATATTGATCAATTGATGAGTCAAGGCGTGGCATACGATGTCGCAACCAGGTCGCCACATGTTGACGCTCTCTTGTATGCTGCTGCTCGTGGGAACAATGCATCTAAGTTCGAATATGACGCCCTTGCTTCGCGAGGAAGAGATATGGTGGTGGCTATAAAGAAAGAACAAGCAGAAGTGTATGAGCAATTTCATGCCAAAAACCCATCAGTAATGATAGAAACGATGAGAAAATTTAAGACATTAAGTTTAGATGATTTATTCCTCGTTCATGAAACGCCGCATCTTACTGCGGGGGCCCCGATGGGGGTGGATGGTGTCAAGGACCTCATCTTGCGCCCGACTGGTGATTTCCAAACCAGATTCTTTAATGCAAATGGTGAGTTCGAAAATGAATATATAAGAGATACTGTTCACTTTGCCATTAATCACTTAGTTACTGGTCATGGCAATCGGGCGGGGTATGCCAATCCAAACATTGTAATAGCAAGATTAAAAGATGTTCTCGAGGCAAACCCGGGCGCTCTCGATAATTTGCATTCAGTTGACACATACCTAACACCAACTCCTGGCAATGGCCTAATACTGCCTGCCGGATCATATCGCTATCTAAGAGATGTGGCGGGCAATAAATCCAAGGAAGTCTCAGGTCAAATAGCAGACATGCTTGGTAAAAAGAGAGTGGATGAATTGTTTGATTCCATGACACCATTCATAGTTGAAGGTGGGGAGCATGGAAGCAACACAAGTATGTTTGACTATTTTATAAAGAGTATTGCAGGCCCGATGGGGGTCCGGTCCGGCCCAGGTCATTTCGATAGTCCATGGTCGTATTTTTCCCAAATGGGTCGAAATCTAGAAGACGTAGCGACTATCCGCCCTTCCCCCTCTCGCGGTGGGCCATTCGGCTTTAAGGCTGGGGAGAATGCAATCGATTATCTAACAACTTATTTAGGGCAATTAAGCAATAATGCAGTCGCTAGAATACTGGCTAGAGACGAGATGTTTACTAATGTTTTAAGAACTACAACATTTGCTCCTTATAACAGGAGGAGCATCTTTAAGAAGGGTGGCTATGTGCCCGGTGCCACGTCTACACCAGTACCTGCAACATTGCATGGTGGTGAATTTGTTCTAAATGCAGAGGCTGTAAGAAAGATTGGCATACCAGCTCTAGCGCAACTTAATCAGGCAAAATTCTCTGTTCCGCAAATGCCATCAATGAGAATCCCCGCACCGGCGATGCAGGCTGCAGGTGGGGCGAGTTCGTCAACACAAAACATAAACATTTATGTAGATACATTTGTTGGGGAGCCGGAGTGGTTTAACTCAATGATGAAAGATTACAACACCAAAGTTTTGCCAAGAAATCAAAAAGCAGCAGGTCTGCAGAATAGAACTATAAGTACATATAACGGCCTGAATAAGGGGGGCTGATGACGATATCCAACCTTTTATCCATTAACTCAACAGAAATAACAGAACACAACAGAAAAGTTTCTATTAGCGAACAAATTGCTGCCGAAGATATTGATCTTGCCTCCGGTCACAAGAGGAGATACTATTCAAGAAACAAAAAAGAGTTCTCTTTAAATTGGTCTTACCTACCCAGCCTGCAATCAAAAACTGTTGATAGCCGTGTCGGTAGAGACTTTTTGTATTCGCTTGCAAATGGGGCATCTGTTGCAACTGTTCGTATTGAATTGGCGCCGGGTGAATATGAGACATTCGAATGCTATATTGATTCATATAGTGAAGAATTGGTAAGGAGAGAGTACACAACTCAGTGCTCCTATTATGACGTTTCACTTACGTTAACGGAGAGATAGAATGTCAGAGTTTGGATTCTACTCATTTTCAGAACCGTTTGGTATTGACTTTAATACTCCCGATGAAGCAATCGGGGCGGCCTCATCAATTGCTATTGAATCAAATGCTGTAATTAATATTACAAAGATAGCATTTGCGAACTCATCTGTTTCTGTAGACAGCGATGTTTCTATTGTTGCTAGAAGAATAATTCATGCGCAATCAGAAATTATTGTAGATGGAGCAACATTAACTCTTGGTACTAGAGTTAAACTGGCTTCTATTGCAATATCAATAACATCTAATGCGGTTGTTGAATCTGAAAAGATTGCATTTGCATCAACTGCGATTGCAATAGGCTCTAATCTCTCTGTATCGGCACAAGAAATTCTTAATGCATTAGTGGTCATTCAATCAAATTCTAGCGTATCTGCCACGGCAATCAAAATAGCAAAGGCATCTGTATTAATAACTCCATCAAGTAATGTGTCTGTAACGGCAACCAGGGTATCTTTAATTACATCTAGTATTAGCAGTAATGTTAATCTTACAATTATCGGTAAAATATCACTAATTACAGCAAGGATAATTATAAATAATCTTGGCGCGGTATCCGCTAAAGCTATTAAATTTGCAGTAGGCAATGTAGTGTCAGCCAGTGACTTGTCTGAAATTAGGACGGTCCTGCTAATTGACGACAAGCCTATAACTAATCATAACAGAAAACTTGGGGTTGTGGCTGAACCTGTATTTGTTGAAAACGTTAATTGGAATAACAGAAAGTCTAGATATTATAAATCATCCGCTAGACCGGCTAGAAGAACTTTTAGTTTGTCATGGTCATATGTGCCAAACTCTGCATCGCATACAGTGGATGGCAAAAAGGGCAGGGACTATTTAAGGGAAATAGCCAGCAAACCGCAGCACCATGTGTTGAAAATTTTAAATATGGATGAAAATGGCACCACGGCATATACCGAAACAAGTTATAATGTATTGGTGAAAGATTACAGTGAAACGCTGATTAGGCGCGATCTTGTCGAGGATATTTACTTCTGGGATTGCTCAATTAGTTTGGAGGAGGTATAAATGCTTACCAAGGGCAGGTATGATTTAGACATATCCAACTCCTTCAATAGCGCTATATCTTCTATTTCTCAAAGAGTAAAGCCATTGATATTGATAGACTGGCTAGACAGTAGGCATGTTGATAAGTTTGCAAATACAGAAATTGCCTCCAGTAACTATACCAATGCGCTGAAAACAGATCAGCAGGTCTCTAACACCGCATCGGGTCTGTTAGCCAATAATCGATCGCTGACAAGTAGAGAGATTTTATTTAATAAATCTAGGGATAGAAATTTTTATTTTACACCAAATGAATCTGTAAATGGAATAGAAAGGCAGTCATTTACCTGGGGTGTCTGCGATGCAAAAGACGCTAATGGTAAAACCATAACTGCCAATGGTCAGTGGCATTGTTTGCCAACTACAAAAGATGAGAACTATGAATTTGGCTACGAATCCTCTGTTAAAAGTACGGCTAATTTGCACGGGACATTAAATGGTTATGAACTAACATCACCGGTAATACTAACATATGTGTTTGCAGAAAGAAAAGTGAACTTAATTAATATAATTACATCTGAATACAATGGTCAGATATGTGCTTATAATATTAAAGCATATCATAATACAAACACTCTTGTTTACAATGAAGATGGTGAAATGCTGGCAGATTCCTATTATTCCAATCATTACTTGGAAAATATCAGTAATGATAATATTAATAAAATATTATTAACGGTTTACACAACAAAGAACCCTCAAGATTATGTAAGAGTGAACGAGGTTGCGCCTATATATCGAGTTGATATTACTGATTATATTATCAATTTTAATGTTGCAAAAGTTAGGGATGTGCATGAAACAAGCTTGCCAATTGCTGGGGGCGGGAGCAGCACTGCTTCATTATCGCTAGATAATTCTAATAAAGATTTCAACTTATTTAACTCCGCATCGCTTTATGGAAAATACATGAAAAAAGATTTAAGATGTCATGTGTTTGCGGGATGGGAGCGAGAGCCGTATTCGTCGGATCAAATTGTTACAACGCTTTCATCAAACCTGGCCGCAAATTCTAACTCCATTAGCGTCTTTAGCATCAATGACTTTCCCGATGGCGGGGCCGGGGACGACTATCTTTTAACTATAAATTCGGGAACAACAACGCAGGAGAGGGTTGTTGCAAGAAAAGGTAATGGAAACTTTTTTACTGCTGTGCAAAGAGGAGTTGGGGGTACAAAGGCAAGGGCTCACGCTGCTAATTCTACTGTTTCGTATGACATATTCGAATATGTACCATTTGGTGTTTTTTATATTGACGAGTGGCAAGCTTCATCGTCAAGCATGAATGTGACAGCCAATCTATCTAATTGGTCAAAATTTAGTCAAGATAAAACAATAACTAAAGGCTTTCTTCTTCAAGAAACAACGGTTGCTGAGTCTGTCGAACATCTTTTGTTAATGACAAACTTTCCTAGAAAAGAGATTAGCTACTTAATAAATCCAGATAAGTTTTACCCCAAGAACAATTCAGTAATACATTTAAATTTTAATGAAAAAAATGTCGATAGAGCAAATAATTCAAGAACTGTTGCTTCTTCATTAAGAGCAAGATTGTATAAAGTTGCACAAGATGGCAATCCACGTGACATTAGGTTGGATCTATTAGATAAATATTTGTCTACTTACGAAAAGGCCCTCGATATCAGGACATCCGTAGCGCCATCAAAAAACACAACGTCTAAGGAAATTTCTGATCAAAGCGGTGAAAGTAAAGCTTTGAATTGGATATCGGGTCAATTTACCGATAAGAGTAATGTTGTTGTTGATAGCTTTTTCAATGGTGTATTCGATGGCTATTACGTTCCCTCAAACAGTGGCGAGCAGAGGCTTATTCTTGGTATTAACAAGGGCGGGTTTAGAGTTTATTTAAACCAAGTTAAAATTATAGAGAAATGGATGTTCGTTGATTCAGGAACAAACACGCCAGAGTCTTTCTCATCTGATCTGTATAACTTAACTGCTGGCAAAATATATTCTATAAAAATTGAGTTTTTTGCCGAAGAAAAAATAACAAATCAACCATTTAAGATATTTTTAAAGAAAGAGTATGACTCGGTTATAGACTGGGTTTACAGCCATGAGTGCTACACTATGACTGCTGAGGATAACTATGGGAACAGGACGCTGGGTTCTTATTTGACTTTTGCATCAAATACCTGGACGCCCACGGCAAACGTGAACATTATAGAGAGATCGGGTAGGCAGAGCAATGGCTTGCTATTGGCAAATGCAAAAATATCCGAGCCCTCCGGCGTTGTGTCGGATGAAGACAGTAGATCTGTCTTGCTGGAATCTAACGCCTACATAAGAATCCCATATCATCAATCATTTGACGTATTCGATTCCAATAGCATTGCGCACACCGGTGATTTCACAATTCAGGTGTACGCTAAAATGCATAATGGTAGTTTTTCAAACACCGGAGAATACATTAGCTGTTTCAACAACGCATCTCCCACTAGTGGGTTTGAGTTCTATTCAAACTCGGCATCAAATGGTTTTAAAATTATCACATCTAATGGACTTCAAACAATCTCTTCCAATACTGCGCTGTCTAATTCAAATTTTAGTTTAATAACAATTACATATTCAGACAGTACACTTAAGTATTTTATTAACGGAGATTTAAAAAATACAATCACCACCGCCGGAACATTATTGCCATTTACAGGAAAAGATATAACAATAGGCGGAAGGGGTGCCTCATTTAGTGCAGAAGCAGGGGAAGCATTTGCAGTAGAAAATGCACCAATTGTAATAAGGTCTTTTTATATAGACGAATTTAATATTAGCAATATTGTGTTTGATGATGAAATGATAGTTAACACTTATGTACAAACACAAATGCAGCCAGTGCAGGTTATGCCATTTATTTTTGGGAATGATCAGTCAATAGGGCAGATTATTGACGAGATTAGCTTGGCTGATCTGGGGAGGTTGTATTTTGATGAATTCAATACAGCTCGATATGAGCACTTTAATAGACTCTTTGAATCGTCAATTAATCAACATGCAAATGTTCAATATACATTATCCGATTCTTCAAACATAATAGATGCAAGTTACAATGTTCAGCTTCAAACAAACAAGGTAACAGTTAAAACTCAGGGCGTTGCTAATAACATTACAAGCAAGCAAGGGCTGTGGAGGGCTGATTCTCCCACATCAGTTGCTGTTGTTTCTTTAACTGGATCATTAAGTAACTCTGATACAAGCATGACTGTCACATCAACTGACAATCCAAGTTTCCCAAAAGCTGGCTATTTAATAATAGACAGTGAAATAGTTCAATATGGTAATACAACAAGTAATTCTTTTACATCACTGGAGAGAGGGAAGTTTGAAACCGCGGCGGCTTCCCACAGTGCTAACACTATTGTTAGAGAAGTTAAAGTATATGACAGATTACTGTTCGAAAAATCCCCAGCCTATATGATTGAGCAGCCTTTAATCACAAATATTACAGACGTTAAGCCTCCAAAATTAGAGTTGATTAGATACAATCCAAGTCCATACGGGGCTGTGCTGATCATTGCTGCCTCTAACAATAACTCTGCTGGGAGTATAATTTATTTAGAAGGTCAGGACAATGAGACGGGAGTAACGCACGCCACTTCTATCGCGGGAATACCGGTGGTGGTTACTGATGTTAATCAGGAAGTTAAAGAACAAAAAGCAACTCTTGATGACAATATTAGAAGATATGGGTTAAAAGAAATAACAATTGACAATCAATTTATTACAAATTTTGATCATGCCAAAAAATTGGCTAACTTTATTATTAGTAAAGTAAGCGAACCAGTTCCTATTTTAAATTTGAATATATTAACAGTGCCTAAATTGCAACTTGGTGATAGAATAAGGATATCTACGATGGATTCTTTTGATATAATTAATGGTGATTATTGGGTGATAAGTTCTGATTTTTCTTATGATAAGAGCTTGTCTCAATCTGTTGTTTTGAGGAAGGTAGTTTAATGCCGTTAAGATCAAGCAGTGGAATATCTGAAAACTCTATTCTTTTCTTTGAAGGAGGGCATAATCACAATGGCGTGTCGTCTTCTCTAATAGATACAGAGCAGTATTCTATTTATGACTTTATAGTTGGCAAAACTGGCTCTAATGGTAGGCAAATAAGGCAGCAAAGGAATTTTGATAATCTAAAAACAGTTGTTTCAAATATTGTTATAAATGATGTATTGGGTCCATCAGGTGTTAGATTGCTCCCAAATTCTGTGCAGTCTGTCCATATCAAGGCTGGTGCGATTACAGCAAACGAATTAGCTGCAAACATTGTTCTTATCAATCAAGTTATTAAAAGTAATAACTACGTTACTGGACAGTCTGGTTGGTCAATAAATGGCAATGGTTCCGCTGAATTTGGTTCCGTAGAAATGCGCG